CGGTCCAGGTCGATGTCATCGAAGAAATGATGTTCCGCGGTGCCCTTGACGGCGCGTTCCTTGGCCTTGGCCAACATCTTGGCCTCGTCGCAGATCTCATTCATCCGGGCCCGGTTGCGCCACGACGTTTGCACGGCCACTTGCAGGTGTTCGTTCATGGCCACGCCCTCGGCCACCTTGCGCTCGCCCCACTTCTCTAGCAGGTCCCGTTTGTCCAGTTCCTCCCCGATCTTCGATGCCCGCTTGTATGGCGCCCGGCCCTTGCCATCGGCGCGCCACAGCGCCGGGCGGTCCCATTGATCGCGCCACACCCCGTGCTCGTCCTGCTTGAGCCCGGTCACCAGTTCGGCCCGCTCAAGCAGCGTCTTGGTCTTAGCCACGATCCCTCCATACCCCCGACGGGGCGAGTAGTACGCGGAGTCTACCCTCTCCCATCCTGCCTTGCCCAGCGTGTAACCTAGTCGGTACCCTCAACGGCATGACAACCCCCGCGGCGGCAGCTATGACACCCCGTACAACCAACAGTGACTTTGCGGAGCGTGCCAAGGTCTCCACGGCCACCGCGAGCAAGCTGCGCACGGGTGGCCGGTTGCCGTCGACCGAACTGCTGTACCGCATCGTCGTGATGTGGGACCTCGACGCGCTGGCCGCGTTGCGCGCCCACGCCCGCGGCCCGGCTGTGTTCTCCGCGTGGTTGCGGGTGCACGTGTTCGAGGATCCCCGCAAGGGAGACCAAGCCATCGCCGCCATGATCGACAGTTGACCACGGCGCACCGACAGAACTGGAGTGATCATGACCATGACCGACGATCGGACCGACGTGGAACCGCCGCTTCCGCCGCCGCGTGGTGGGGTGCCCGTGCGTCGCCGGTGCTTCTCCGGCGATGGCCGGATGACCTCGCGTCGTTGGGCCCCGGGTGGGGACACCCGCTACCGCGAGCGGTTGCGCAACGCCTATGCGAACGGTCGCAAGGTGCCCGATCCGTGGGTGATCGCCGAGCACGGCGGGCGCGAGGACACGTTGCCGGAAGGCTGGCACGCCTGGCCGACCATGACCGCCATGGAGGTGGCGATCAAGCTGGACGCCGAGCGCGTGGCCGCGGATCCGTACACGGACCCGTCGCACTGGCAGGACTGGCTGACGTTCACCGAGCGCAAGCAAGCGGAGCGCGCCCAAGCGCGCGCAGCGGTGGCCGACCGGCCCTCGGCGCATCGCACGCGCACCGAACAGGAGGCCGCCGCGCAGATGAGCCGCCCGCAGCGGCACGAGCAGGGCACCGCGACCCTCGATCCGGACAACACCGACGAGGGACCCGTGCGGGTGCAAGTGGTGGATCTTGCCGACCGGTACCGCTTGATCGTTCGCAGGCTCGATCCCGACGATGCCCACCAGTATTTGATCTACGACACGCAATTCACGTCCGATCTGACCGAACCGATCACAGATCTGGACGCGGAGGATTCGCCCGAAGCCTCCACAGGTGACGAGGGGGACCGGTAGCGTGAGCCTCGCGTACCCGTTGGCAGGCACGTACACGGCCGAGACCTCGCCGCGCAAGCTGTGGGGTACCCCCTCGGCCGGAGAGGGACCCTCGGCCGCTCCCGAGTTTGGCCGGGGGTTCTGCCATGCTTGATCTTGTCCTCTACATCCGCGGGCAGATCGACTTCTCGCGCGAGGCGTTCGGCCCGGGGTCGCGGCTGGCTGGCGTGCTCGACCACCTGGCCAAAGAGATGATCGAGGTCACCGAGCATCCGCAGGATCCTCTGGAGTGGGCCGACTTGATCATCCTGGCGATCGATGGCGCGTGGCGGCAGGGCATCACGCCGGAAGATCTGGCGTCGGCGCTGGTCGTGAAACAGAACATGAACCGCGCCCGCACGTGGCCCGACTGGCGCACGGCTCCGGCCGATCGCGCCATCGAGCACCAGCGGTGAATCGCCGCCGCCGTTGTCGTGTTGTCGTCTACGTTCGGTCGTGGCCGCCGGTCGTCCCTCGCATGGGTGGAGACACCCGACCCGTGTAAACGCGGTGCGGTGTGGCCAGTCTCACCCCCGCCCCGGACGTAGGACTCGCAGTACGCCCTGTACTATTAGGGCATGGAAACAGAGTACGACCTCAACCCCACCGAGTGGGCCGAGTACGACATCACGGCCGACACGCCGATCGGCACGGTGTTCCGCGACATCGAGTGTGGCGAACCGCCGTTCTGATCCCCACCGCCCGGGGTGAGCCACCACCCCTCTCCCGGGGCCCGGCGGTTGGTGCGTCCATCATCGCCGCCGGGTCCCACTATTCTCAGCACGCACATCGACCAAGATCAGTTCAGAGAGGATCTACCGTGAACTACACGCTTCCGCCCAACAGCCCGCCCGAGTACGACCCGAACAACCCGTGGCGGCCCACCACCGGCGCACCCGAGCAGGCCGCCCGCCGCCGCACCAACCTGCGCATACTCAAGATCTTTGGTGCGCTGATCGTCGCGTTCCTCGCGTTCGTGGTGCTGCTCGCCATGCTGGGATCGCCCGCCCCGGCCCCGGTGGTCGTGCCTGCGCCGACCGCCACGGCCGCCGCCCCGCTGGCGCCGATCCCGACGTTGCCGCCGCCGCCTGCTCCGGCTCGCCCGGCGAACGCGTTCACCGCGGGCAGCTACGACGTGGGCAACGGGTCCGGGCAGATCGCCCCGGGTCGCTACCACACCGAGGGTTCCGGCTCGTGCTACTTCGCGCGGCTGCGCAATACCGATGGCGAGGTTTCCTCGATCATCACCAACTCGATGGTGCAGGGTCCGACGACGATCAACGTCAAGTCGACCGACGCCGCGTTCGAGATCAAGGGTTCCTGCACGTTCGAGAGGATCGGCTGATCATGACTACTACCACCCAAGGCACCTACTTCCAGCGGCAGATCTGGGCCGTTCCGTCGGATGAGTGGACCCCCGAACGGAAATCCACCGTTGAGCGGTTCGTCACCGAGGACGAGGCGATCCGGCTGTGGGCCGAGCTGTTGCGCGACTACATCGTGCAGAGCGTCGGGCCCGAGAACCTGCCCCACATTCCGCTCGATGAGGCACGCCGCGACGTGTTCAAAAACGCGCGACCCCACCCCTGCCCCATCGGCCTGCGTGACCGGGCACAGTTCTACTGTGCGTTGCACTTCCGTGATCAGGTTCTCTGCGACGGGGTCAACTGGTATCGGCTCACCGTGCAAGTCCGGGTGGGCTGATCATGACCAAGTCGACGTCGGCCGGGGTGCGGGCCGCGCACGCCGCCCTGCATGAGGCCGCCCGAACCGGCCGCGGTGTCCCGCTGCGCCTGCTGCTCGACATCGTGACCACGGTGGGTGGAGTCAGCGAAGGCAGCGCCTACATGGCGCTGCGGGCGCGCATCGCGCCCCGCTCGCAGTACCGAGCCGAGGGCAACCGCCGGTGGCCCGAGCACGTCATCATCACCGGCTCGTCGCAGGCCTCGCAGGTCTGGCAGCTCGGCGCCGAGCGCGCCGCGAAGGCAGGCTGACCGTTGCCGCGTCCGCACCGATCCACGCAACTGTCCGAACTGTCCGATGAGCAGGTGTGGTGTCACGCCTACGGGCATTACTGGGATGACCCGCCCACCGTCGAGACCAACCTGCGCATCGGCAAGGTCGTCCAGCTCCGTCAAGATCACACGTGCGACAACGGTTGTGGCTGCACCAAGGGGCATTACGTGCACCCGTCGTCCGGGCGCCGGTGGGGCTGGAAGCGCTCGGCCAGCGATTGGTACGGCATCGACGGTGGGTTCACCCGTGAAGACTTCGTCGCCGAGTGGTTCCGCCGGGTCGATGCCGGGTCGGCCAAGCCGGTCCCGCTGGGCTACAAGCGTCGGCGTGCCGTGCAGCGCTGACCGGTAGCCGTTGGGCCACCCCGACGGGGTGGGAGGGGAACGCGTGGCGGTCCGTGCTCGATGGTCGGGCATGGGCCGCCATCGCGTTGAGCGTGTAAACGCGGAGCCCACTCGCAGGCATCGGCTGGCGCAGGCGTTCAGCTACCTGGCCCTGCTGATCATGTGTGCGGCCATCATGGCGGTGGCGTTGGGCATCGGCGCGCTGGCCGCGCTCACCGGGGCCGCCGCGGGCGGCCTGGCAGGGTTGGGCCTGGTGGGGCTATTCCTGGCGTCGCTGATCGTGTTCATGTGGGAGCTGTTGCGGCGGGATCCGCTGGACGCCTTGGGGGTGGATCTCCCGGCCGTCGATCTCGACGCGCAGCGTGTGCCCGAGCAGGATGCCCGCGCTACCGGCGCCGATGACCAGCGCCGCGATATCCGCCGCCCGGGGCGCGTCCACGAGCCCGAGCACGAGCAGCGAGGCCAGGATCAACACCGTCAGGCACAGCGTGTAAACGGCCCCCAGGTCGCGCCGTCGCGGGGTTCCGCCGTTGCCATGCCTCGACGCGTGGATCGGCGGCAGGGGAGCGGTACCGGACTCGGGGATCCGGCGCGGGTCGGGGGGACCGGTCATAGTCGGACACACGCCTCACGGCCGGGGCAGGGTTCGCCAGGAATGCCGCCTGATCTGTCCGTGCTACTCGATCCGCGGACTGATCCATTAACCAGCCCTGTGCCCGTGATCGGGCGTGCAGGTCCAGCCGGGTCACCTGCGCCCGACCCGGCCGGGTCATCAGCCGCACCGTCTCCCAGAGCGCGCCACAGAGCGCCGCGCCACCGACGTAGAAGTAGGTCGGCGGGATCGGGTGCTGGATCCACTCCATGATCACGCTTAATGCGCCCATGATGAACGACGCTAACGACGCGCACGCCAGCGAGACGGCCGCGGAATGTTGAGCTGACCTCATCGAGCGCCGAACGGTTCAGCGCAGGTTGTAGACGTCGGCCGCGATGATCGTCCCATCGTTGTCGCGGGTGCCCTCGACGGTGACCGCGCGCGATCCCTCGGGCAGCGGGAAGGGTATCTGCCGGTTGTTGTCCAGCCGGGCCGGTTTGCCCGGCGCGCCGAATACCCACGTGACGCCGCCCTTGCCGTTGAGAGCGGCAATGGAGATGTTGCAGCCACCCCACGCCGAGGACACACACACCCATGCCGCCTTGGCGATGTTGGATCCGCCGCCCGCCTCGCACGTGCGCTGACCGCGCAGGTCGTAGCGGTAAGTGGCAGGCACGGCGGGCACGGCGGGCACGCCCGGAACGCCGTCGGTGGGGGGAACCGGCGGGTCGGCGTCCGGGTCGCCCGGGTCCGGGGGCACCGCGGGGACGGCGGGCACGGCTGGCTTGCCGGGGTTGGTCATCACGGTGGTGAACAGGAACAGCATGCGGTTCTCCTCATCGTCGGGGAAGTCCTCGGCCGCTGCGGCTGGCACGCCGCCGCCCTTGGCCACGGCATCCCGAAACGCGTTCATGTCGAAGTTCGGGTCGATCTTCCGCCCGGGCGGGTTGCAGATCTCCTTGTGTCCGACTACCCGGCTGACCGACAGCCGGTAGTAGGCCGACAGGCAGGCGCACAGCCGGGCGTAGGCGTCGTACTGGCCCTTGGGCCACGGGTCCACCCCGGTGGCTTCGGCCTCGATGCCGATCGCGGAGTTGTTGTCCTGCCAGGACTGGAGGGTGTCGCCCGCGTGGTAGGCGATCCCGGCCGCCACCAGGTAGACCTGTCCCGAGCGCGACAGGTACAGGTTGCACAGTGGGCCCGGCAGGTCGGATCGGCCATACACCACGGTGTTGAGGCTCGGCGTGTCGCCGGTCGGTGGCCCGGCCGTGTGGTGGCAGGCCACCCCCTCGACCGGCCCGGGGGTGCCGTGCCCGTAGCCCTTCCAGTTGTTGTATCCGATCTTGACGACCAGCCCGGAACCTTCCAGCGCGCGGTCAAGATCCGTCCACATCGGCATGGGTGCTCTCCTCGTTTACACGTCTAGGGTCGCAGCCACGACAACCGGAAGTGCACGGACTGGTTAAACGGGTCGGTGTTCTTGGCCGTGGCCGCGCTGTGCCAGCAGTTGACGTTGATCCCGGTACCGGCGCCGAACCGCCGGATGCAGTGCGCCGAAACCTCCATGTTGGCCGTGCCGCCCTGGTTGTTGATCGCGGAGGCAAACCGGAACGCGCCGGTGCCGTCCACCCCGAGCCAGATACCGCCCGAGGCCGCATCCGCAGTCTGCAAGCGAGTCCCGGCATCCAGGGACCACAGCCCGGACCGGTTGAGCTGGAAGCGCGCATCCGGGATGGCGCCCGACGTGCTGGTTCCCTTGGTCACGTCTGGTGAGGCTCCGGCCACCACCCCGAAGGCCACCGGCCGGTCGGTGCCGGACGGGATGGATTGGATCACCGTGGCGTAATACTCGGCCTCATGCACGTTGCCCGCGAAGTTGAACGCAATCGCGGAGTTGGCCACCGAGGTGGCGTTGGCCAGGTGGGTCAAGGTGGCGAGCAGCACGGTGCCCGCGGGTTGGGTGGGGGCGACCGGCGAACCGGCCGGGGTGCCGGTCAGCACGTAGACCTTCGGCCCGTAGATGGCGCCCGAGTAGTCGGCGTCGTCCACCGCGAGCAGCACCAGGTCAACCCGGCCCAGCGTGGACACCGGGGGCACGGTCACGGTCAGCGTGGCATCGTTGACGATCACATAGCCGCCGCCGTCGGACGCCGGGGTGGGGCACACCGCCCGACCCGTCGAGACCAGCACCGTCATGTTCGGGGTGGCCTGCGCGGACACCCCAAACCCGGTGAAGATCCGGCCGCTGCCCGACAGCGGGTCGGTGCTGATGTCGAGCAGCATGCCGCCGAGCAGACGATCATCGACCGCGTTGTAGGCCCCGCTTTGCAGGTAGAGGCTCTTGAGCGTCATGATCTATCGCCCGGTGCCGGATGATCCGCCCTTGGCGAGCGCGGCATCGAACTGCGCGGCGTGCCAGTCGCACATGAGGATGTTGTTGCGCAACTGGGTGCCCGCGGTCGGCAGCGGGTCGTGCGGCGGGGTGGGATCGAGCGGCCGATCGGCAGGTGCCAAGCGGCTGCACGGATTGCACATCGGGGTGGCCATGATGATCTCTCCTTATCCGGCGATCTGCTGGCGCAGCACAAAGCTGTCTACGGTGTAGTTCCACGGCACGGTGCCGCCCGCCCCGTCCGACGGCGGGTTGCCCACGACCTTGACGTAGACCCCGTTGTCCACGGCCACGTTGGACAGCGCCGCGCCGGTGGTGCCCGACAGTGGTTGGGTGGCGTTCGCGCCCAGGGCAAACGAGCCCACGTCGACGTCGGACACGGTTCCGGCCGCGTTGCGCCACCACACCCCGAGCGTGGCGGTGGCCGCACAGGTGGCTTGGATGGTCACGCCTGCGTTCCATTTGAGCCCGCCGCCGGGCACGCCCACGCCCGTCGAGCGCACCTCGCTGGAGTTGCCACCGATGCTGATGTTGGTGGTCTTCCAGTAGGTGCCGCGGAGCTGCACGTCATAGGGGCGGCAGTACCCGTAGTAGGTGTTGTTGTTGGTCGGCCCGGGTCCGACCACGATGCCGCGCAGCGTGCCGTCCCGGATCCGGTCGGCCACCCCACCGATGGCGATCAGCGAGACGGACTGGCTCATGTAGCGGCCCGGCCACGACTGCTGTTGCAGGTTGGGGAACTGGTTGCCGACCGGCTGCGCCGCGCCGATCGCCGGTGGGGTGTTGATCGTGTGCGCGCCGAAGATCCCCGTACCGCCCTCGGACCAGAACCAGTGCTCCCAGAACACCAGCAGGTCCAGCCACGTCCAATCGCCCGGGATCGAGCCCACGGCATCGGAGAATCCGGCCGGGTCGAACCACATCAGCGACGTGTGGTTGCCCTCGGTGGCGTCAAAGAATCCCTGTAGCAGGTGGTCGTAGCCGTCGGATCCGGGTTGCGGGTGATAGACCCCGCCCGCGTTGTAGGAGCGCCAGGCGTACGGGCTGATGTTGAATGAGTGCTTCTCGCGGGTGATCACCGGCTGTTGCGCGGAGTGCTGCATGCGGTAGGACCAGGATCCGGCCAACGCCTGCGAGCCGGACACCAAGAGTCCCTGCTGCAAGTTCTGCCAGCCGTTGATCTGGCCCGAGCCCGAGGTGCCCTCAAACCCGGGGTTGGGCAGCAGGTTGGGCCCGAACACGAGTTGTGTGGTGCCGACCGCGGGCCGCTGCGCGGCGGCCAACCGGCGTTCGGCCGTGGACAACCGTTCCTCGGTGCGGGTCAGCCATTCGGACAGGTCCACCTGTCGAGCGACGCGGGTCATGCCGGGGCCCCCGTGACGTTGGCGGTGGCCAGCATGCCGGGCACCGAGATGGGAATGATCACGTTGCCGTCGATCAGCGAGGGCACCATGGTGACCTTGACGGTGTCCATCTGCCAGGCGTCCACCTCGATGGCCGCGATCCGCACCATCAGGTCGTAGCCGCCCGTGTAAACGGGCCCCGGTGGCACGATGAGCCGGGCATCGTCGCCTACCCCGTAGGTGCCCAGCACCGGGTCTTGGTTGGCGTCCGGCAGGTGCAGCGTGATCGAGAGCACCACCCCGGACCGGGCCGCCTGCTCGGCCGCCGCCTTCTCGTTGAGCGTGGACTGCACCGAGATGTCGGTGAAGCTCAGCGCGTCCTCCAGGCGCAGCCAGCCCGCGCCGTACATGAACTGTGCTTCGTAGGTGGACAGCAGCGGGTTGGTGGAGTCGGCCGGATTGGTGGCCAGGCAGTCGACCAGCGTGGTGGCGCTGGCCGCGTCCTCCTGCCAGTAGTCGATCTGACAGTTGATGCCGACGATGAACGTCAGGTGGCTCTGATCCTGGGTACGCCCCAACCGCGGGTAGGCGGTGCGGAATTGATCAGTCCATACCCCGTTGGCGAACTGCGGGTCGCTCTTGAGGTCCGGGCCGCCGATCACCCCGCACAGGTTGCGGATCATCTCGCCGTAGCTCTTGCGGTCCGCCGCGTAGTAGGTGCGGTCGCGCAGCACGCCGGTGGCCACCGGACCCGCCAGGGTCACGCCCAGGTTGCCGTGCGCGTCCTGCTGCGGCAGCGTGATCAAGGTGGACAGGATCATGCCCTGGTCTACCTGGGTAAAGATCAACGTGCCGCGGATCCGGCGTCGGTCCCAGTAGCTCAGCAGTTCCTCGCATCCGAGGGTGAGCGTGCCGGTGGTGTTGATCTGGCGCTTCCACATGATCCCCGACCACATCGGGAAGGCTCCGCGCAGCACGCCGATCAGCACCCGGCCGGGCAACAGCACGTCGGACATCCCGCCTTCCATGGTCGGGATGGTGGCGATCATCTGGCCCGCGGAGTTGATCCGGGACTCATAGGTCAGCGTCGACCAGGGCAGCACAGCGAGCACGGCGCGCGTGGTGATGTCGCGCACGATCAGTGTGGTATCGGTGCCGGTGTCGGAGTCGGTGAAGTCGGGCGCGGTCATAGGTTCGCTGACTGGGTGGTGATGGTGGCGGTGCCGTTCCCGGACTGCGCGAACAACCGGATGGTGCCGCCGCCGGGCGGGATGGCGGGCCACTGCGCGCCCACCCCGAGCAGGTCGCGCCGTTCCACCCCGTTGAGGATCACGTGGTAGTCCCGGGTGACCAACAGGGTGTCGCTGGTGGACAGCGAGACGTTCAGCGGGAACTGCGAGTACCCGACGACCTCGATCCGGGGGTTGGTCAGCGGCCCGATCAGCGAGCAGTCACACGGCGCCGCGGTGTTGCCGGTGTTGCGCATCAGGGCTTGGCTGACAATCTGGCTGGTGGCCGGGTAGGTCCAGCCCTTGGGGGCGGTGTAGTTCGGGGCACCCGAGGCCAGGGTGTAGCCGCGGACATAGGTGCGTCCGCTCAACCGGGCGGCCCCGCCGAGCAGCGTCACCGTTTGGATATCGCCCGTGTAAACGCGGGGATCGGGGCAGTAGAACTCCAGGTGGATCTCACCCAACCGCCAGTCGTAGCCCATCTCGCTGGGCATCGCCGACTTGCGCAGCTTGGCGTAGACCTGCCGTCCGTCGGTCAGTACCAGGCGTTCCGGGTCCTTGCGACTGGGCCCGAGCTGAAACAGCGCGGCCTGCCGTCGGGCCTCCAGATCGACCGGGTCGGTGCCTTGGATGCCCAGGCTCATCACGATGGTGCGCGCATTGACCTGATCGGTGCCCGACCAGTCGCCATCGGTCTGCGGCCGGTCGATGTCCACGTTGCGGATGTCGGCCAGCGCGTCGATGCCGACGATGTCCATCACCGGGTAGGCGGTGCCCGGCCCGTAGAACATTTGCCGGAACTGGCCTTGCTGGGTACTCCTCACCGCACCACCGCCAGCCCGAGCGCCGCGAGCAGCGGCACCAGCACCCACAGCGCCAGCCCGAGCCCGAGGAAGGTGACCGCGGACAGCCGTCCGGCGGGCGCGGTGTGCGCGAGGATCGCGGCCACGATGAAACTCACCAGGGCCAGCACCAGCAGGATGATCACAACTGCGTTCATCGGGTTCTCCTCATCACGCGGGCACCAGCCCGCCCGCCTTGGCCTTCCACAAGATCTGATCAACCACGTCCTTGGGGTTGAGCTGGGTACCGAAGCTGCGCGCGTCGATCGAGAAGGTGTGCCCGAGCCCGGTCAGGCTGGCCTTGCCGCTGGCCGCGTCGTAGCTCCCGGATACCTGCTGCCCGCCGATGGTGGCCGAACCGGACACGCCCGCGGCGCTGCCCTTGACGTTGTAGTCGATCTTCTGTCCACCGAAGTTGACCGACCCGGCCGCCTCGCCGCCTTGCTTGACCAGGTTGATCACCTGCTGGATCTTGGCCTGCAACTGCGGTAGCAGGTCGTCGAGCCCGGCTTGCAGGCCTTGCATGATGTTCTGGCCGATGTCGCGGAACACCCCGGACGGGGAGGCGATGTTCAGCGCGCGGCGCACCGGTTCCGGGATGAGGTTGGTCAGGTACGACACGATCTGCGGCCCGAGCGCTTGCAGGCCTTGCAGTAGCCCGTTCATGATGTCTTGCCCGATCTGCACCATTTGCCCGGGTAGCGCAGAGAGCGTCGAGGTGATCTGGCTCGGGATCTGTCCGATGTAGCCGAACAGGGTTTGGTTGGCGGAGCTGACCGCCGCCACCATCTGGTCCCAGCCACCCTTGATCAAGTCCAGGATCCGGCCGGGCACCCCGCCCAACAGCTCGTTGATCTTGGACGGGATCTGCCCGATGAACCCGAACAGCGCTTGGTTGGCCTGGTTGACCGCATCCCGGCCGCGGTTGAACCCGTCCGAGATCCAGGTCACCACCTGCCCGGCCAGCGGCCCGAGCGCCGAGCCGATCTGCCCCGGAAGCTGCCCGACCCGCTGCCAGAACGAATCGGTCGCGCTGTTGGCCTGTGTAAACGCGTCGGCCACGCCATGCCAGAACGTATCGGTCGCCGCGTTCGCCTGGGTCAGCCAGCCACCGATCTTGGACGCGCCGTCCCCGACGCTGGCCCAGAACTTGTCGGTCGCCGCGTTGGCCTGGGTGAAGGCGTTCACGATCCCGGACACAAAGCCGGGCACGTTGGCGTTGAGCCAGCCGAACAGCTGTTGTAGCTCCTTCCACAGCCCATCGACGTAGTTGCGGAACGTCTCGCTGTGGTTGTAGGCGACGATGATCCCGGCCACCAGGGCGGCCACCGCCGCCACCACCAGGCCTATCGGGTTCGCGGTCAGCGCCGCGTTGAGCAACCACTGCACGGCGGTCCACGCCGTGGTCCCCGCCCGCACGAGCGCGTTCTGAATCAGCCAGGCGGCCATCGCCACGTTCGCCGCGATGGTCTGCGCGTTCAGGATGCCCAGCACGATGCCCACGGCGGCCACCGCGTCACGCCACTGCCAGACGAATGTCGCGATCTTGCCGACCACGTCCAGGAATGTGGTGATGGCGCCGATCACCGGGTTGACCGCGTTGAGCAGCGCCAGGTACGCGGGCGCCAACTTCTCGCCGAGCGCGGCTTGGGCGTTCTCGGTTTCGGCCGCGATCCGTTTCTGGGTGTTGGCCACCGAGTCGCCCGAGCGCGCAAAGTCGCCCTGCGCGTCCTTGGTCTTCTGCAAGATCAATGACTGGGTGGCGAGGATCTTCGCATGCGCGTCCAGGGCTTGCCCATGCTTGACCAGGCCCAACCGCTCGGCCTCTTGCTGCACGGTGGCCGCATTGATCAGCACGCCGTACTTCTCGATGGGGTCGAACTCGCCGCGGAACGCGGCCCCGATGGCGTCGATCGCCTCCGCGGGCGAGGTGCCGCGGAAGGATGCCATATCCCCGGCGAGCTGCACCATGCCGTTGGAGAACTGGGCCAGCGGCTCACCGGCGAGCCCGGCCGCCTTGCCGAAGGTGCCGAAGGTGATCGAGGCGTCGAGGGCCGCCGCCTTGCTGATGCCGATGGAGCTGGCCGCTTGATCGGCGAACTTGGCCACCGATCCGAAGCTGTTGCCGAACACCACCCCCGCGGCCTGGGTGCTGTCTTGCAGTTTGGCGAACGCATCGATCGAGCCGGTGACGAACGTCTTGACCGCCTCGGTGGCCGCCGACAGCGCACCACCGGCCAGGCTGCCCACCGCGCTGCCCAGCGCCGAGCCGATCGCCGAGCCGCGCGCGGACGCCTCGGACTGCGCACGGGACAGGTCCGACATGTCCAGTCGGAGGCGGCCGACCAGATCGGGCAGCGTGGCCATGGTCTATCCGGGCCTCCCGCCCTGCTGATCGATCTTCATCTTGAGCGCCATCGCCCACGCCGCGGTGCCTGCGTGCGAGGGGTGCTCGGCCCGTTCGTCCAGGCTGCGGGCCTGCTGGCCGTTGGCGATGCGGTGTTCGGTGGCCAACAGCACCAACTGCCGCGGGGTCATTTCTTGCCACTCTTTTTGCGTGCGCCCGAGCGTGACCGTGGCGGTGTAGTACCACTGACCCCAGGGGATCCGGGCAGCTCGACGGTTTGCAGTGCTCGACGTCCGGCCCGGTTGGGCCGCAGCACTTCCCCCGCCATCACCCGCGCCCCCATGTCGCCGAACGAATCGGTGAACGCGATCGTGAAGGCGAGTACGACCTGTTCGAGCTGATCGGGGCCGATGCCCATGGCGATGGTGCGTCGGCCGTCGGGGGAGTCGGGAAAGTCGTGCAGCAGTCCGGCGTGCAGGATGTCGATCAGTAGCGAGATGACCGGCCGGTCCATCCGCACCACGCCGGATTCGTCGGTGATCAAGTCCTGCATGGCGGCCAGCGAGCCGAACTGTTTTTCGATCTTCTCCAGGGCCAGCATCGAGTAGATCAGCTCGTGCTGGTCGGGCCCCACGGCGATCCACTGGCCGGAGCTGTTGGCAGTGGCGGAACTGCCGTGCCCGGTCGGTGTCGTGGTCGTCGGGGCGGAGTCGAACGGCGGTGCGGTCGGGACGCCGTTGGTGGTGGGGTCGGGTTCGGTCATGGGGGGCTGCCCCTTCCTCGCGTGCGTCGGTCGGGCTGCGACCGTTTACACGCGGAGCGAGTGAGCGTGCCCGATCAGGTGGACGAGTCCGGCGCCCACGGGACCGGGGGCGCGTAGGTGTCCACGATGGTGATGGCCAACCAGTCGCCGGTGCCCACCGGCGGCACGATGTTGATCTCACCACTGACGATCTTGTAGTCGTCCTCGGCCGCGCCGATCTCGGGGAACTTGGACAGCGAGCAGCGGGTCATGGAGAACAGCACCGCCCCGCCGGGCGCGTCCTGGGTGGCGCTGGCCACCCGCATGCCGAACGGCTTGGGAAACGCGGTAACCGGGAGCTGCCAGCCCATGCCCGCATAGGGCAGCGTGTCGGTCGCGGGCACCGCCCCGCCCAACATCACCTGCAAGATCATCAGCGACAGCTTGGCGTGCTCGAACTTGGCCGTGACCTTTTTGATCGTCGACTGCGAGTCGATCAGCCGGTTGTCACCGCGCAGCTCTTTGGTCTCCATGTCGCCGGAGATCTCAAACGACTTGATCCCGGGCACGTCGAACCATTCGCCGAAGGTCGGCGACGATCCGGCGACGTCGGTCATCAGGCTGGCCACCTGCGCGTGTTGCACGGCATAGACCTTGGTGATGCCCTGGGAAGCCAGCGGGGTGGCCACGAATTGTTCCGGGGCCTCAGTGGTGGTCATGACGATCTACCTCTCTACGGGGTGCGTACGGGGTGCGGCCCGCGCGTCGGGATGCGGCGGGGGCCACGGGAGGGAGCGGACCGATCGAGCAGGTCGCCACCTCATGGGGTGCCATCGGGAAAAGTCGGTGTCGTCCTCCTACGGAGCTGCCAGTAGTCGATCAACCTGCACGGTCACGATGGTGCGCCGCAGGTTGTCTGTGGGGGCCTGGCTGGACCGGGTCAAGATCTGCACGCCGTAGCAGGTGATCAACCAACTGGGCAGCTTGGTGCGGTGCACCAGCCAACAGATCTGATCTTCCAGCCCGATGATCTCGGCGCGCTCGCCGTCGGGGCGTTTCAACGCCTGGTAGATGTCGACCTGGGCCAACTCGCGGATGCACAGCTCGCCCTCGACGTCGGTGTCACCGTGCGGCAGGATGTTCCACCCCACCCCCTCGGTGATCACCACCAGCGGCAGCGGAGCCTTGGGTGGGGCGAGGTCGCGGAACACGGTCACGCCGAGCCCAGCCGACTCGATCACGTACTTGAGCGCGCCGGATACCGTGGCGTTGCTCACCGGGG